CCCGGCTGGGACACCAACCCGGGATACGAGCGTTTTACAGCCGTCAACAAGATGATGGTCGACAAGCTCGACGTTGCCGATCGAGCTGTTGCCCGCACTGCGATCAAAGATTTGCTCCGGGGTCCGAGCTTTGAGTTCTGGCTTAAAAGTCCGCAGGCCAACTTCCCGGTGGCGGTCGTCGAAGATGCGTCGGCAGCAAAGATCGGGGCACAGGTCAGGGTTGTGCGGATGTCACAAGACACCCTGAAAAAGCAGGTCGACCATCATCCGGATCTGGATGCGGCCGAGTACGTCAATGTCCAGGCCACCATCGACAACGGCATCGAGATCCAGGATACGGCCACCTCGCTGATCCACCTGCTGGCGGGAACCGGCGGCTACGTCAGCGTGGTCAAATCGACCAAAACCGGCAAGGCGCTTTTTCTGACCAGTTTCCGGAGACTGAGCCAGGCCGAGGCAAAGCGTGATCAGGAAGTACAGCGGCTGCTTGCAAAAGGGGCAAAGTTCAAAGGCAGGTAAAAGGAAAAGGAAAGGCGCGTGACGGGGCCTCCCTGTAACCCCGCATAGCCCTCTCCATCGGTGACGATGGATGGTACGGCCGGGAGAGTATCACCGTGTCGCACGCGCCTTGAGTTGAAATTATACCGCGCCTTGGAATTACGGGCAAGCCGAACAATAAGAATTTGCCTTGTAAGCGACGATCTCAAGGTCCGGACGCACAAGGGCCGCTGTTTTTAGGATGGATGGCGGAAATCGAAATTTAAAGGCGTTTTAAACACGGTTTTTGATCAAGGAGGAACAGCATGAAACGAGTTCATATTTTCACAGTAGGAAAACACACCGCAAATAACGGTGACGTTATTCCGTTTAGCGAAAAGGATCTGCGGGCCATTGCCGACAATTACAACCCAAGCCTGCATGAAGCGCCTTTAGTGATCGGCCACCCGAAAAACGACGACCCCGCCTACGGTTGGGTCAAGGCGATAGCGTTTGAGGATAACGATCTCTATATCGATCCGGACAGGGTGCAGCCTGAATTCGCCGAATGGATAGCGCAGGGCCTGTACAAGAAGCGCAGTGCGTCATTCTACCCGCCGGGATCGCCCAATAACCCGACACCAGGGAGTTATTACCTGCGCCATGTCGGCTTTCTCGGAGCCCAGCCACCGGCCATCAAGGGGTTGAAAGAGGTGGAATTCAGCGATCAGGAGGACCTGATCACAGTCGAATTCAGCGAAGAAGGTGGCTGGAGTCTGCGTACCATCGCAACGGCTTTACGTAGCGTGCGCGAAATGGTGATCGAAAAGTTCGGCAGGGATGAAGCTGACAAGACGGTGCCAACTTACCAAATTGACAGCCTGGATGACGCGGGCCGCCGTGAAATCGATAGATCGAACAAGACCGAGAGTACGGCTTTTAGCGAACCCTTAGACAAGGAGAACGAAATGACAAAAGAAGAGTTGGATCGAGAGAAGAAAAATCTGGAAAAACAAAAGCAAAAATTCGCCGACGAGCAAAGGGAGTTCGGTGAGCAGCAAGCGGCTATGGACCGGGCCAGTGCCGTCGCATTCTGTGAAGACCTGATCAAGAAAGGAAAGTTGCTGGCCGCCAACAAGGCCTTCGCCGTTGAGTTCATGTGCGAGCTGTCGGATGAAACCACCATCGAGTTCGGTGAGGGCGACGGCAAGAAAACTCAAAGCCAGCTTGAAGCCTTCAAGGGCTTTCTATCCGGAATGCCGAAAGTCATCGAATTTGATGAGATCGCGTCGGCAGATCTTGGCGACCAGGACGACCAGGAGGACAAGCTCGAATTCAGTGAAGATCTGACTTCGCGCGTTTGATAGCCAACAAATTCATAAGGAGAAAAGACGATGGCAATTAACGGAAGAGTTTCAACATTTAACCGGAGTGAAGAAAAAGCCGGGCTGCCCGGACATGGTCCCGTGCTGATCGGTATGAGGTTCGCCGCTGACAACGGGATTTATCCTGTCGGTTTGCTGCTGACGCTTGGCCTTGACGATGTTGCGGTTCCAGCCCAGGAGGTCCTGGCGGAAGTCCAGGGTGCCGGGACTGGTGCCACTACTGATTTCAACGGGGCTCTCGACCTGGCCCTTCCGGTTGAGCCTGGCAGCCTGGTCATGACCGACGGCGTCGAAGCATTTCGCGATGACGGTTGCGGGCGCTTGGTCGGAGATGCCGGGGGAGCTGGAACTATCGACTACCAGACGGGTAACTACAGTGTCTCTTTCAATGCCAATGTCGGCGACGGTGTCGATGTGACCGCTGATTATATTACGGCTCTTGACGCCGTACTCGACCAGCAGGTCGACACGGCTGCGGAGGGTTCTGGCATGGCCGTTGTGCACGGCACGGTCGCCCGTAATGTGCTCAAGGTCGGGGCTGTTGGCCAGGCGGCTCCGACAGCGAAGCTGTTGAGGGCGTTACGCGGTAACGGTATCTGGTCGCTGTAATTTAAACCGGATTTACAAAGGAGATAAATCAATGAAAAAAATGTTCGGATTGTTTACCTGGCTCGTTCTTTTTGCAGCCTGCATCGCTCTCTTTCCCGAGAGTGATCACGGCATCGTGACTGCAGACGGTTTTAGTTTCGATGTCGCCCCGTTCCTGGGGGTTGGGATCGTAAGTGTTCGAGGACTGTTTACCCCACAGTCGATCGTGCAGTACCTGAAAGTTCTGCCTGTTCTCAGGTCGCCTGTCATTGACACGGTCTTCAAGGACCGTCCGCAGTTGGGTCTTCCTGTTGTCGGCCGGGACGAAGTGAATACAGTCGTCCAGGCAATGCCGCTGCGTCCTCGAGGATCCGGGTCTATCCCGATTTCTGGTTCGACCGGAAGTATGGATTTCTATGAGCCATTTCCGATCAACCCCGACGTTTTCGTCGGTGCGCACGACCTGAACAACCTGAAAATGCTCGGGCAGACATCAAAGGAAGCCTGGGCTCGCGGGAAAACGGACATCCTTCGTCGAACCATCAGAGCAACGACTGAGGGGATGGCGGCTAAAGCAATCACCGGATCTCTGGTCTGGCCCGTCCTCCTGGAAGGTGGTGTCTATGATAACTACCAAGTCGATTTCGGCGCACCGATCGCCTATAACCCGGCCAAGCTGTTGACTGCTAACGACGCCACCATCAAGGATCTGTTCGAGATCCTTGACGATATTGCCGAGCTGATCCAGAACAACGGCTTCGGCAGCGAAATCGAATTCTGGGCTGGTAAAACCGTCTACGGCGCCGTGCTGACCTTGGCCGAAAACCACAGGTCGACAGCCAAGATCCGGGTTGAAATTACGGACCAGGGAGTCAGCGTCGGTGGTTACACGGTTAAGCGGCGCACCGAAAAGAACCGTAACCCGCAAACCGGAGCCATGGAGTCGGTTGTCGATGATAACGACCTGTACGGAATTGCGCTCGATGCCGGTCACAAGATGCCGTATGCGGCCCTGGACGATCTCGACGCCAACCTGCAGCCTCTGCCGATGTTTGTCAAACCGATCGACAAGAAGAACCCGAGTGGAACTCAACTTGTCGGAATGAGCAAGCCCTTCCCATCACCGAACATGAGGGGCATTGCCAGAGCGACTGTTGCTGGCTAATTAAACAACGAGTGAACTGAAAATGCCGGGCGGTTTTCCGCCCGGCATCTGGAGTGAACAATGTACGCAACAGAACAGGACATTATCGATCTCTACGGTGACGAACAGCATCTAATCACCTTCGATCGTAACAACGACGGCATCGCCGATGCGACCGCCGTTGCGGCTGCCCTGCGTCGGGCCAGCAACGAAATCGATATTTATGTCGGTCGCGTCTACAGTCTGCCGCTGCCGACCGTGCCGCCGGTACTGGTCGAACTGTGCGTTGACATCGCCCTTTATTACGGCGTGTCAAATCCGGCCCTGATCACGGAAGAAAAAAAGGACCGCTACAACAACGCGATCTCCAAGCTGAAAGACATCGCTAAAGGCTTGGCCGACCTTGGCCTCCAAGAAGAAGACGAGCCTGTCAGTCAGGACGGTGTCATGGTCTCTGCCCCGGCTCGGATATTCGGGGCCGACACCTTGGAGAATTATTGATGACGGGAGTGTCCCTGCAATACGACCTGCGCGAGATCGATCGCGTCAATCGTTACCTGCAGCAGGTTGGCGACATGGATCAGCGCGATCTGCTCGATATCGTCGGCAGTACGGTTGAAAGCCAGACCCGCCGTCGCATCGAAGATCAGGAAGGGGCACCCGATGGCAGCGACTGGACGGCCTGGTCGGAAGCCTATGCCAAAACCAGGCATGCTCATCATGGGATCCTGCTTGGTGAAGGCGACCTGATCGACAGCCTCGGCTATGTTGTCGGCTCCGATTCGGTTGAGATCGGCACAAATATGATTTACGCGGCCACCCACCAATTTGGCGATGACGATCGCGGCATCCCGGCTCGCCCCTACTTGGGCTTGAGCGATGACGACGAGCGCGAACTTGAGGGCGTGGTCAACGAATACCTGGAAGGATTGACGGCGATATGAATGCCATTGAACACAGACAGGCCATTATCGACGGGATCACTGAGGCCTTGCCCGGGCTGGTCGAAGTCGCGGCACACGGCGGTCGTTTTACTCTTAACGAAGTGCGGGCAATTGCACAGAAATCACCGGCAGCCCGGGTGGCGTGTCATGCCGTTTCCGATGTCGAACTTGGCAGCAGCGGCCTTGAGGCCGTGCTGGTCTGGAGTTGCACCATCATCACAACCGACAAACCAGGCCTCATCAGGGACGACCAGGCCTTCGCTCTTGCTGCGAGCCTGATCAAGCCGATCGCCGAACAATCTTGGGGGGCGGCAATCCGGGCGGCGGAAAGAGTTCGGGGGGCAAATCTGTACAGCCGCCAGCTGTCCGATATCGGAGTGGCCATGTGGAATATCAGCTGGTCGCAGCTGGCCGAGCTGAATGCTATTGATCCGGGCGATCTGGACGATCTGCTACGTGTCAGTGTCGAGTACGACCTTGCCCCGATCGACGGCAATATAGATGCCCGCGACCAGATCGACCTTGATGGCGGCAGCTATGAGGAGGATCAAGGCGTCATCGTCGATGACCAGGGCGATATCGTCGTCGACGCGGAGACGGCTGAAAACTTGAATCTGCCTGATCCGGATACGGAGACTATCGTCGATCATAACGACGACATACCCGTGGACCACCTGGATAACCCGTCGGGTATTTAAACCGGTTTTAAAGGAGCCATTATGAAACGTTTAATCATTTTGTTGCTGCTCATCCTGGGCACGAATACCTGGGCGGCAGATCTTCGGATCCAGGGTTGGAGCTATCCAAATGTTTACGAACCAAGCGACACCACAGAACTGATCTTTTACGGTCCGAACGGCACCTACAATATGCCATGGAGCGTTTTGCGTGACAGGATCGACAGCAAGTTGTCGGCATCTGAAGTCATGTTGACAGCGGTCAGCACGGAACCTGCCGGAGCCAACTGCACCTACGGTGGCCAGCGACTCGATATCGGTCTTGATGATGACGCCGACGGTCTGCTCGATACTGAGGAAATCGATGCAACCCGTTATGTTTGCAACGGGAATCCAGGAACCACAGGATCAGATGGAGCTGACGGCCTGGCGACCCTGGCCACCGTGACGGCTGAACCGTCCGGAGCCAACTGCACCAACGGTGGCCAGCGACTCGATATCGGTGTTGACGACGATGCCGACGGTTTGCTCGGCGGCGGGGAAATCGATGTCACCCGTTACCTCTGCAACGGCGTTGACGGTGCAACAGACTGGTCCCAGCTGAGTAACGTGCCGCCCTTTGGCTCGGCCTCTCTGGTCAATACCGGCAACACGGCCGGAGATATCCCCATCTTCGTAGCCTGCGGGACCTGCAGCGATCAGCAGTATACGACCGAGGCGACCTGTACCGGGGCCGGGGGGACCTGGACCCTGACCGGAGAGGTCTGCCTTAATGTTGAAATCGATATTGCCAGCCTGGCCGATGCCGGAGGTTTGATCTCTCAGACGTTATCGCAGCTGCAATGTCCGGATGGTCAGATCCCTAGATCAAATGGCAATGGTTATGTTTGCTCCCCGGACGGTACCGCCGCAACAGAGATAGCTCTTTCCGACATCACCGATTGGCCTTCTGCAGTAAGCGCAATCGAGGTCGGTTATCTCGATGGTGTGACCTCTGGCATACAGGCGCAGCTTAATGCCCTATCGACAGGAAGTTTGCCCCACTCCGAAACAGTCCCAGGTGCTGACGCTTGCAACTATAATCCGTCAACCCATCAGATTATTTGTAATGAGAGTGGCAGTTACTATGCCTCTGCTGCAATGACAGCTTATGGCGATCAAGTACCGTCAGCGTTTAGTTTTACCGATGTAACGGACGGGACTACATCAACTCTTTATACCTCTGATGCAATCACCGTTGCCGGTATCGATGTTCCAGCTCCTATCTCCATTTCTGGCAACTCAGGTGAATACGAGATTAACACCTCTGGATCGTGGTTGACTGCTGACAGCACTGTATCAGTCAACGATACGGTTAAGGTGCGTCAGACCTCATCTGCCAGCAATTCAACCCAGACCGATACAACTCTGACCATTGGCGGGGTGAGCGATATCTACTCGGTTACGACTGCTGCGGGTGGATCTGCTTGCGATACATCTGGATCGACATCTTGGGTGTCTGGCGGCAACGAATCGTTTGAGAATGGAATTTTTGCGATTAATAGCTCTGACATTACCGAAGACGACACTGACGGCACATTTAACTATTCGGCAACCACGTATAAATCAGGCAGCTACAGCCTTGAGGTGACGGGTGATAGCGATACTGCAAGCAGCAATTTTATGATCGGTGAGATTTCAGCAGGGGACACGACCGTAGCAACCTCTTTCTGGTATTACGTGCCGGACCTTGCTGGATATAAAGTCTCATATCCTGTCATTATCGAAAATTCGTCGTATACGAGTCATTTCAGGATACGACAGCGCGATTGGGGCAGCGGAGAAGAAATTCATCTTTATGATGGGACGACCTACTCGACGAATTATTTTACCGCAACACCGGGCCAATGGTACTACATCTCGCTTAATTACAACGGGACAGGCACAGGAAATAGCGAGCTTAAAGTCTACGGGGCCACGGAAGCTGCTTGGCTGACAAATGATGGTGGGGTTAACGACACAATTACAATCGCGGCTACATCCAACGACTTGTTTAGAATTAAATTCTGGGACGAGTATGACGACGCCGCAGCGGTCACTTGGAACATTGATGACTGGCGTGTTGATACAGCAGGGGGGCATATAACGATATGTGGCGATTAATATTTATCATACTACTGTTTATTCCGGCAGTTTCATTCGCTGTTGATATCGGTCAGGCAGATATCCCCTATACGATCAGTAGTGGTGGCACATATGAACTGACGGAGAATGTCACCTATGCCGGGGGAAACGCGATCACCATTAATACATCCTCTGCGGCTGTTATCAGGGGGAAGGGTGGAGTCGCTTATTCCGTCACCTCAACGGGTGGGTCGGCAATATATTCGTCCGGTGGTTCGTATGGAGACTTGGAAATTTATGACCTAACCATCAATCAGGGCGTAGGAACAGGGTCATATGCAGGGGCCGTGGATCTTAACTCAGGAACTGGAACAAAATCCATTTCTATCCATGACCTTGATATCACCCTAGACCTCGATGCTGTTAGTAATGATATCAACGGGATAGTTTTTGAGGCTTCCGCGACGATGACCGGGGCTGTCTATGACAACACTATCACCTACACCGGGTATTATTCAGGGACGAACAGATCAACGGGGATTTGTTTTCTCAGCGGGGCCAGAGGGACGAGCGCCGGGACTCCGTTTGAGGTTTATAACAACACGATCAATATCACCGGACATTTGACCAACGGGATCAGAACCTATGGCAACGATTCTGGAGGTGGGGATTATCTTTCCATCCATGGCAATACGATCACGGTGGACTCGTCCTCAGACAACACTAAAAGCATCCAGATTGATGGCGGGTCAGACTATGCGCAGGTTTACAGTAATACGATCACCATTAATGCTAATAACACGTCAGGAAACAGTTACGGCATCCGTTTAAGATATGGGGCGGATAGCGCCAATATTTACAGCAACATAATTGACGCTTCTGGCGGGTCTGGTGGGTCTTACCCAAGCCACGGTATTGTCGTCGGTGGGGAGCAGGCCGCATCCCCAAACGATCCACCTACGTCAATCATGGTCTATTCAAACAACATCACAACCTCAAATTACGGCTGGGGGATTGCAACTTACGGCAGCATTGAAGCATCAGAAATTTATTTAAATACAGTTTCAAGTGGCGTTGGCTATCCAATTGGTTCAACCCAAGGTGATGGACTTTTAGTTGATGATTTGTACTTTTACAACAATACCTACACAAGTAGTTCGTCTTACGCCTACAGCCTTTATAGCACAGTAACATTCAGCAGTATCGTTATTTGTAATGATACATGGAACAGTTCGACAGTTGTTATTGGGGATGTGCTTGATAATTCAGGGACCGCTGATATCACCATCAATAATCT